TCCGCACGGCCAACCCGCAGGAGTACAAGCCGGACGGCGCCACGGTCCGCGCGCAGGGCTTTAACAAGCACCCGGTGGTGCACGCGTGCATTCGCGCGATTGCCGATATCGTGGCGTCGGTGCCGCTCATCGTGCTGCGTGAGCAAGGCGAGATGGAGACGCGGGTGCCGCTGACGCATCCGCTCCAGCGGTTGCTTGATGCGCCGGGGCCGCGCATGACCGCGCGACAGATGCGGGCGCGGCTGGCCGTGGATTACGTCGGGTATGGCAACGCGATGTTCCAGCTCGAGCGGCCGGCGCCTGGGCGGCTGCCGCTGGCCATGCGGGCAATTAATCCGGAGTCGTTGCAGTCGGTCTGGGTGGACGCCGAGGGCGATCCGCGGCGCTACGATTACGGCAACTGGGCGGGCGTCATTGTGCAGGTGCCGGCCGAGGATGTCATCCATTTCCGCGACCTCGATATGCCGCGGCCGTATTACCCGGATGTGTTCGGGTTTCCGCGCGGGGCAACGGCGATCGCGTCAATGACGGCGGACAACGAGGCGACGCAATACGTGCGGCAGGTGGTGACCAACGACGGAACGCCGACGTTTGCCGTGCTGCTGTCTGATGAGGCGACACAGGACGACGCCAGCGCCATGCAGGACCGCTACCGCGCGCGCGTGGTAGATCGCGGCAAGCGCGGCACGCCGGCGTTTTTTGGATCGGTGCGGGACATTAAGCCGCTTGGGTTTACGCTGAGCGATCTAGAGTTCCCCGACCTGCGCCGCGTAAGCCGTGAAGACATTTGCGCGGCGTTCGGGGTGGATCCGCGGATGATCGGGATCGCGTCGGCCACGTCTGACGCAGGGCTTTCCGGCACGCAATACGTTGAGGCCCGCGCGCGGCTAGTGCAGCACACCATTGAGCCGATTTTAGGCGCCATTGAGGACGAGCTCAACCACTGGCTGTCTCCGGAATACGGCGACGTCTACATCGTATACGATCACGCCGTGCTGTCGGACCTGATTGAGAACGACACGGTCACAAGCGAGCGGGTGCAGAAGGAGTTTGGTATCGGCTTGCGCACGTGGGAGGAATCGCGCCGGGCGCTCAAGCTGTCGCCGGTGCCGATCCCAACCGACACTATCGCACTCAAGACGGGCACGCAGCTGGTGCCGGCCGCCGTCGCGGTGATTGACCCGCGCGCCGTGCTCGATCCGGAACCCGCCGAAGCGGAGCAGCTGGCCGGCGCCGGGCCGGGGCCGATGACGACCGAAGCCGGCGCGGCCGCGATGGACGAGGCCGAAGCCGAGCAGGGGCAGGCGCAAGAGCAGGGGCGCCACGTGCGCACCATGGCCGATAGCGCGCTCTCCGGTGACCAAATTGAGCAGATGGTCGAGCTGCTAGAGTCTCTGGCAGAAGGCGAGCTGCCGCGCGATGCGGTGCAGGCCGTGATGATGGCCGCGTTTCCGGCCGTGCCGTTGTCGACCATTGCCGCAATGCTGGACGCTATGGTCGGCTTTGTGCCAGCGGAAGAAGAGCCGGAAGAGCCGGAGGCGCCGGAAGAAGAGCCGGAAGAGCCGGAGGAGATGGCGGCCCCGATGTGGTGGGAGCGGCTGACGGCGGACGAACTGGCGGCGGAGCCGCGGTATCAGCAGTGGACGCGCGCCATGGAAGAACTGACGCGGCGCGAAGAGCCATGGTATACGGCGGGCGTGTCTCGGTTCGCGGCTGAGCGCGAGCAAATCGGCTCGTTGTTCGGGTTGGGGAGCCGCGCAACCAAGACCACGCAAGAAATTCTCGACGAGATCCAGCGGCGCATCCGGCAAGGGTTTAAGCCGAACGGCGAATATTACGACGCCTGGCGCGCCGCGTTTCTTGATCTGATCGGCGAGATGTATATGGTCGGCGCGCGGCAGGTGTCGGGTGTCGGGCTGTCGTTTTCGCTGCAATCGCCGGAGGTGCTGAACGCGATTAGCAAGCGGTCGGGGCGGTTGGCGGAACTAGTCGGCAAGACGACCAGCGACAATATCCTTTCCGCGATCCGCGCCGCCGAACTGGCCGGCATGTCGGTCAAGGAGACGGGGCGGCTCGTGCAAGCGTCGGTTTATAACGAAGTCATAACCGACAACAGAAGCCGCACCATTGCGCGCACCGAGTCGGCCGGCGCGATGAGCCAGGGCACGTGGGATCAGGCCACGCAGGCCGGTATCTACCGCTCAAAAGAGTGGCTCGCGTTTTCAGATCTCAAAACGCGCGATTCGCATACGCAGTGCATGGAGCAAGGCCGTATTCCGTTTGACGATGCGTTTCAAAACGGACTAACGTACCCGCTTGATCCATCAAGTAATGATCCGGCCGAGGTCATTAATTGCCGCTGTGTGCTGGCGCCGTATATCACCAGCGTGGATGAGGAGCCTATCTAGTGAAAACGACCATACCGGCGCAGGTGCGCCACATCGCCGACGCACACCTCCAGCTGCGAGCCGATACCGCGTTGCCCGATGGCGTGGCGGGCCGTGTGTCCGGTGTCGCGCTCACGTATGAGGTGGTTGACAGCTACGGCACCATGTTTGCGCGCGGCTGCACGAAGGCGACCATCGAGCGCAAGGTGAAGGCGCGCAAAGTGCCGCTGCTAATGGACCATGAGCGGCGCACCGGCGCGCATGTCGGTGTGGTGTCGATGATGCAGGAGATGGGCGACAGTCTGATGATGACCGCCGATCTATTCGACACGCCGGAGGGCCGCTCGGCGCTCGAGTACGTCAAGGCCGTGATCGGCGCCGGCGCCACGACGGGCTTCTCGATTGGCTTCGCACCGCGGCGCACGGAAGCCGTCACGGTGGACGGGCAGATCGTGGAACGCTTCCTAGAAATCGAATTGCGCGAAGTGTCGATTACGCCAATGCCGGCCGTGCCTGGCGCCGACATCACGTCGGCGCGGCACGATGACGGCGGCGCGCTCGAGCGGAGCGACGAAGAGCTACTGACGGCGGCCGCGATGGCCGCCTTGAACGCGTTGCCCGTGAGCTCGCGGGCGGCGCTGCTGGCGCAGTACACGCACGAGCAGGCACGACCCGAACCCGACCAGCAGGCGACACCGCACAGCCGTGCGGATTGTCCCGCCACTGACCCGGCGCCGGCGCCCGTGGATGCGCGCGCGACCGATGGACACACCACGATGGCGCACCGTCTCGCGGCGGTCCGCGCCACATACTGAGGATATCATGAAAGCACCACTGGTGAGCAAGAACCGCGCGGCCGCTGAGCTGCGCGAGAAGGCGCACAAGATCCGGCATGACTTGGTCGACGCGACCAACGTTTACACGGCCGAAGAAGTCGACAAGATGACGGCCGATATCCGGTCGTTTGAAATGCGCGCGCAGGCGGCCGCCGAGTTTACGCCGGATGCTGAGATCCAGCGTCAGGGCGGAGACGAAGGGCTGACGCGCGTGGACGCGGGCGCTCCGCCGCGCACCGAGTTTGCCAACATGGGCGACGCGATGACCGAAGTGCGGTCGACGATCGTCAACGCGTTTAGCAACGTCGGGAGCTACATCCGCGCGGCCACGCGTGGACCGGCGAACGCGGCGGAAGCGGCGGCGTTGCGCGAAGTGGACAAGTACACGCGCACGATTACCGGCAGCACCAACGGCGGCGAGTACCTGCTTCCGTTGACGCAGGTGCCGGAAATCTTTTCGGTGGACAACCAGCAGCCCGGATTGTTCCAGTACGCGCGCCGGTACAACGTGCCCGGCCGCTCGCTGCGCATCCCGTATCTGGTGCAGGACGAGGGCACCACGACGCTCAACCGTCCGATGGCCGGTAAGATTGCCAACGTGACGATCGTTGGCGAAGGCGCCACCAAGCCGACGCGCGAGCCGACGTTTGGTCAGCGTCTGCTGACGATGTACAAGTATGCCGCGATCACGCAGTTCGGCGACGAATTGCTGGGCGACGATTTCACCGGCGAGCTGCCGAGCGAAGTCACGACGGCTGTTGGCGGCCAGATCGTCAACAAGCTCAACGAAGATATCACGATCGACGGCACGGGCTCGAGCGAGCCGCTGGGCGCCCTGAACAACGCCAACACGGCGCTGATCTCGGTGAACCGCGCGACTGCATCGACGTTCACCGCGGCGGATGCGTTCGCCATGTATGAGCGCCACACGCACGGCCCGAACTCGGTGTGGATGATCTCCCGCCGCGTGCTGGCCAAGCTGTTCGCCATGCAGCAGACCAACAACACGATGGTAACGTGGCTGGCCAACCTCCGCGACAAGCCGCAGATGCTGCTGCTTGGTCTTCCGGTGGTGGTCACCGACCTGCTCCCGACGCTCGGCACGAAGGGCGACGTGGCGCTGGTGAACGGCGATTTCTACTCAATGGGCCTGCGTCAGGCGCTAACGGTGGAATCGTCCATTCACGTGGCGTTCGTGCAGGACGTGACCACGTACCGCTTCGTGGCACGTGGCGGCGGTATCCCGCTTCCGACGTCGACGTACGCCTACAAGGTGGACGGCGCCGGCAACAAGGTCGACCCGCATTCGCCGTTCGTCACGCTTGATGTCCCTGCATCGTCCTGATGCAGTGACCGATTACCCGACCCCCGGTGGTGCCGATCTGGCGCCGCCGGGGCGTTCGGCGTTGGTGGAGGTGATGGCGGTCACGGAATGTGTGATCGACGGGACGCGCCGCGCGGTGGGCGAGGCGTTTACCGTGGCGGCTAATCGGGTGGATGCGCTGGTCGGGTATGGGTACGTGTTGCCCGATGCGCTATTCGACCTGATGCAGCCGGAGGCGGCGGCGCAATGGCGCGACCGGCCGCGGCGCGGGCTGACCGCGCAGTCGCTGGTGTGTGATCCCGCGACCGCGGACGCTCTGTGGAGCGGCGATGGGCGCATGCTGGCGCCTGCCGGATGGGCGGAGACGTCGACGTATACCGCGGCGCCGGTGACGCCTGGCGCGGTGCGCGTGTTGCAGCTGACGCAGTATGACCCCGGATCGAGCGTGTACCGCTACCATAGCGCGGCCAATAGCGTCGACGGGGTCGTCTCGGCCATGGTGCGGTACGGCGACAGCAACCCGCATTGCTCATTGCGGCAGTGGGACGGCGAGCTCCACCGGCGCACGGTTGAGCTATTGGCCATGACGGCCGATGTAATTCACGTACACATGGACTGGCGCGCGCTGCACCAAGACTTGCGCTACGTGCTGCGCGATGGCCAGCGGGCCGCGATCACGTATCACGGCAGCGTGCGCCCTAACGACGGCGCCCGCGTGCTGGTGGACCACGACGGCGACCGACGCATGGGCGCGATGCAGTTTGGCGCGCGCCCGTACCATGGCCGGCACGGCGTCGCGCGCTACCTGCCGATCCCGGTGCCGGTGGCCGATTACGCGGCGGCCGCACAATCACACCGGCGCGGCGATGTCCTTCGCATTGCGCACAGCCCGACCAAGCGAGAGATCAAGGGGACACGGACGCTCTTGGATGCGGTCGACTGGCTGCGCGATGTGGAAGGGCTGCGGATTGAGGTGGTGATGATCGAGGGGCTCGAGCACGGCGCCGCGTTGCGACTCAAGGCGTCGTGCGATGTCACCTTCGATTCATTTTGGCTGGGCATGCAAGGCAGCGGCATTGAAGCGGCCGCGATGGGGCAAGCCGTGATCGCGGGCGACGCGCTGGCGGCCGGCGAAGCGGCGGCGCTCAACGGCGGCGCGTGTCCGTGGACGTATGCGGATGAGCGCTACCAGCTGCTGACCGTGCTGGCGCGCTTGGCGACCGATCCGGACTATCTAACGGCCGAAGCGGCGCGGGTGGGCGCCTACGTGGCGCGGGTGCATGACTATCGGGCCGTTGGCCAGCGTTACCGCGCGTTCCTTCAAGAGGTGTAGCATGGCATTGCCGACGTTTACCGACCTGAAAACGTACCTGCGCATTGAGACGACGGCGGAAGATACGCTGTTGGCCGCACTGATGGCGCGCGCGAAAGCGATGATTGAAGCGTGGACGGATACGCCGATGACCGCGACCAGTCAAACGGCGATCGACCGCGCCGACGCGCTGGCCATGCCGGTGACGTCGCTGGTGTTTCCTCGCCGGCCGTGCGCGGTTACGGCCATCGTCGATGTGGATAACGTCGCGGTGCCGGTGGCGGATTACTGGGTTGATGGCCGATCGGGCGTCATCTACGCCAAGCAGGGCATTGCGTTTCCGTATGGACCGTACACGATCACGGCCAATGTCGGGCTGTCGCTGCGCGCGGATTACGCGGCGCTCGAGCCGTTGCTGACCGAGGCAATCATCGACCTTGCGGCGGATTTGTACCAGCGGCGCACGCCTGGCGCCTCATCGGAGACGGCGGCCGGTACCACGATCCATTGGGACGCCAGCCGGGAGACGGTGGCGCGCGTGATGAAAACGCTGCGCCTGCTCAAGCTTGGGGTGGCGCAATGACGGTGGCGCCGGGGCTGCTCGATCGACGGCTGTCGTTCTACGCACGCACCGAATCGGGCGCCGATGGATTCCAGCGGCCGACGTATGTGCTGACCGGCACGTACTGGGGGCGGCTGGACGACACCAGCGCGGCGCAGCAGATCCCGCTCAGCCCGCAAGCGCACCAAGAGCAGCGGTACGACGCGGCCGCTACCGTTATGGATTATGTGGCGGTGCCGGTCAACGGCATCGTGCGTGATACGGCAGGCCCGGTGTATTTCGTGCGCGGGATCGTGGCACAGCGCGCGCTCCGGCAACAAAATGTGACGCTCGAGCGGATCGACCCGACGCACTACGGCACGTATACGCTCTTTGACCCGGCCGACGTGGCCGACGGGGTGCACTTGGTGACGACCCCGGTGGTGGCCGCATGACCACACTCGGGCGCGATCCTCGGCGCGAGTGGACACCGGCTGAGCGAGCACGGGCCGAAGCAATTACCGCGCAGTATGGCGGCACGCTCACCACGACGGCGCCCGCGCGGCCGCTGGGCGGGATGTCGCTCGAGTGGGACGATGGGCAGGGCGACCGCATCCAGCTGCACGCCGAGAATGCCGGCGCGCTGGTGGGGCTGCTGGCGCGCGTGGCGAAGGTGCACGTACAGATGAGAGCAGGCGACACCACTTCTAATACCGGGGCATAGCATGGCCGTTTTCTTTAAGTTCGACGCGTTCGCCGAAGCCGTCGCTGAGAAGGTGCACGACCTTGGGACGGACACGCTCAAAGTGTACCTGAGCAACGCCACGCCGTCGGCGTCGGCCGATGCGGTCAAGGCGGATCTTGCCGAAATCACGCCGGGCAACGGCTACACGGCGGGCGGTAATACCGCAGCGCAGACCAGCAGCGCACAGGTGGCGGGGCTCTACAAGCTCGTGCTGGCAGATCCGGCCGCATTTACCGCGTCCGGCGGCACCATTGGGCCGTTCCGCTACGCGGTGCTGTACAACGACACGACGGCGAGCGACAACCTGATCGGCGCATGGGATTACGGTGCCGCCATCACGTTGCAAGCGGGCGACTCATTCACCGTTGACTTCTCGCCGACCACTGGCGTCCTCACGCTCCAGTAACCAACAGGCCGAGGCGCACCTATGGCATTAATGGCGGATCGCGTCCGAGAGACGACGACCACGGCAGGCACGGGCACGGTGACGCTTGACGGCGCCGCGATTGGATACCAGAGCTTCGGGACCGCCTTTGGATCTGGCGCCCTGGTGTACTACGTGATTGCCGGTCCGGTGGAATGGGAGATCGGCATCGGCACCACGGGCGCCGGCACGCTCGCACGCACGACGGTGCTGCAATCCACCAACGGCGATGCGCTGGTCCCGTTTTCGGCTGGCCAGAAAGACGTGTTCTGCGCGTACGTGGCTGATCGAGCGGTGACGACCAGCGATGCGGCGGCGCTCACCAACAAGACGATTGACAGCTACACGAATTTTGTCGGCGCCAATCAGCTGCACATAAAGTGCAAGGCGATGGCGAACTTGGCGAAGGGCACGGTGTGCAAGATCACCGGATGGAATGCCGGAGAAAACGCCGTCGAAGTGGACGCCATGACGTCGACGGCCGATCTCGCGTTCGGCGTGATGTATACCGCGCTGACCACGGGATCGTTCGGCGAGATCATTAACACGGGCTATCTCGAAGGGATCAACACCAACGCGTATGCTCCGGGCACGATCCTTTACCCGAACGGCACCGGCGGCTTTACGTCGACCAAGCCGACGAGCGGCACATATCAGGCGTGCGCGTATGTGCTGCGTCAGCAGAGCGTAAACGGTACGATCTATGTGGAGTTCACGAATCCGAATCAGGTCGAGGCCAGCACTAACACAGGCAACACGCTCGTGTTGCGCGACGGCAGCGGCAACTTTGCGGCGGGCACGATTACGGCCGCGGCGCAGGTGGTCACGGGTGACGCGCAGGTCAATGGTATGGCGAAGCTCTATGGGCCAAACGGCTCAACTATCCTGAACCTGCGGGATAGTTCCGGGACCGTTGATGCAAGAGAGTGGTCGTTTCGTATGGTTAGCGGAGCACTTGAAATCCGCTCTGTAACAGATGCCAACGCGACGCAAACTACGGTTGTCTCATTTGCTCGTGCTGGCAACATAACTGTTCCCGGTAGCATCTTGGTTTCGGGGAACTCAACAGTCACTGGCGACCTCACCGTGGATACGTCCACGTTAAAGGTGGACGCGGCAAACAACCGCGTAGGCGTTAACACAGCGACACCAGCCACCACGCTCGATGTGAACGGCGCCACGACGCTGCGTGGTAACGTGTCGTTTTTGGCTGACGCCACGCACGATATCGGAGCATCGGCATCGGCTCGACCGCGCAACGTCTACACGTCTGGCGATGCGTTTGTTGCTGGCGTTCGCGTGGGTCGAGGGGCGGGCGCGGTTACAAGCAATACCGCCGTAGGCACTAGCGCGCTAAACAGCGCATCGCTGACGGGTGGCAACAACAGTGCCATTGGCGCAAGCGCCATGTTAGGCAACACCACAGGTGTTAGCAACAGTGCCGTGGGCGCGACCGCCTTGGCAAGCAACACCACGGGCAGCAGCAACATTGCCATCGGCTCGCAAGCCCTGCTAAGTAATACCACGGGTGGGGTTAACAGTGCTGTCGGCAGTAATGCTTTGCAGTTTAA